AGCTTTGTTCTTTTCATCCTTCGATACGGTATTGCGAAGCCAGTAGCCGCACTTCTCATGTACTAAGTTCATCATCATGCCGATTGGAAACCAGCGGCAGTCGCCGTCGCGGTACTTCCCAACTTGGTTGCAGAGTTTTTCAATTACTACGAGTTTCTTTCGCATGGAGTCGTAAATGAGGCCGCGATAGGGATGGATGGCAATCTGATCACATTCTTCGGCGGCGAGGCGGAGATTGTCTTTTAGTTCTTGGAGGAGTTCGGCTTCGGAGTAGTTAAGCATTAGCTGCAACTCCTGTTTGAGCGCCGCCCCCTACTAAGCTGCCAAGGGCCGTGTCGGGAGTGGTCTTTGCGTTGCCAAGGGCTTGAGCGGCTTGCACAGCGGCCATTGTGTGTTGTGCATCCTGCATTTGCTGCGCCTGCTGCGCCTTGGCCGCGTCTTGTTTATTTACCTCATCGATGGTGTAGAGAATTTTCGGGTTGGCGTTGGCATATTCTACATATTCTCGCATGGCTTCGTCAAGATTAATAATGCGTAGTGGGCTTGGAAGCCCCGCAGTTTGTGCCGCCTCGGTTAGTTCAGCGCCAGTAGTTAGTACATCTTTCAGAGCCACACTTTCCGCCGCACGCTGGGCCAGTTTCATAATGGAAGTGTAGACTAATTTCAACGGCACACCATTTAGTGATTGTGGCTTTGGCTTTAGTAGTTTTCTCCGTGTAAGTATTGCCATAACTCGCTCGATGGCCGGGCCGGCAACTTCTGTCTCGAACATATGGATAAAGGGGCCGAGAACTTGAAGGCGTTCCAAATCCCTCTTTGTAAGCTCAAGCTCATTGCGAGGCTGTACGCCTTCCATACGGCTAATTGCCATGAAAATATCAACGAAGAAGCAGCGATCAACTCGGGCATTTACTTTATCGATATCGGTAGAGAGGTGGGTAAGCCAGTTGGCGTCGGGCTCGAAGAGGGGGAAGAAACCTTTTTTACCGCTCTCGGTAGTGAAGTAAGTAATTTCGCCGGGGCGGATTGAGGCGGGCTCATTTTTTAATTCAGGGTTGGCGCCCATCGGGGGCCGGACGCCCTTTTCGATGAATTCGCCTTTGCGTCGCGTTTCTATCTGTACTTGACGAACATCTCCGAGGGCATCCATTCCGGGGCTGCGGCCATAGGGGTCGTTACTTACTGTAGACCAGCGCGCCGCCATGAAGGGGCGCTCGTTGAAACCTTTACGGGATAGTTCCTTAACGCCCGCATCACCTTTTAGCCAGTAGAATTCACGAAAGACGAAGATGCCGGGGAGGGGATTAATCTTGGTTCCTTTCTTTACACCACGGCCAGCTAGGGGGGAGTTGGGCTCGATAGTGTGACAGACGATATGTTCTGTCTCTAACGCCCCGCCGCCGTTTTCCCAGGCAGTTTGAATTGATTCTGGTAGATTTTCTAAACCAAACATTTCTACGATGGCGGCCACTGTCATTACGAATTCACGGGAGAAGACATCTACTGAGTTGCGGGCGCCGGCCGCGAGAAAGAATTCGCCGACGCAGGGCAAGTAGAGACGAATGACATCTTCGTGATCTTCATAGATAATAAAAGGTGAGGTTCCAAAGGTTGCTACGTCTTGGAACATTTGTGCTAAAATTGTATAAAAATTGCTTTGTCCAAGAACAGCATAAATACGCTGTTCAGTATCTTCAATCCAAGTTTTACCATCTTCATCAAGTTGAATCCAAGGTAAAGCAATTCCGAGCTTAAACCAAGGACGAGAAGGAGAAGTTAAACCACTCCATAAACCAGCAGCACAAATTTGCATAGCTAATGTAGCATTAGAGTCAATAATTTGATTATTTATTTGTCCTCCTTTCCACATTCTATTTGCAACAATTACCCAATGATGCCGACGTGGTAGAATGTATTCGGCGAGGACGTTCCAATGCGCCCACCAACTCCAACGCCAGCTTCGCATAGCATTTTGGCGGGTATTGAGATGTTCGTAGATAGTAGGCCAGTCGTTATTGAGTTCGGTTTTATCCTCAGGAGTTGGGGGAACAAGGGCCAGCAGCGACGGCCCCATATTTTCATAAGTAGTTGTGTTGGCAAATGGTTGGGCCATTATTGACCTAGTAGAGTTTTTTGGGTCGTGGGCGGCGATGTAGTGCCCTGAGTGCCGGTCAGTAGAGTACTATTAAACCCCATTCCACCGGCAGCGGCAGCGGCGGCTTGGGTTTGGGCGCCGACACCTAATACCTGTTGACTAGCCATTGTGGCTGGTACTGGTGGAGGTGGGGGCGGACCGGGCGCTTTGGGGGAGAGGAAGGACAAGGGCGGTATCCTTAGTGAACTGTATGTTGAAGATGTTCGGTAGGGTCGGGATAGGGGTCGAAGTCTACTTTCATTTTATTATTTCTTGAGCGGGGAAGGGCACCGGGGCGGCCAGCCCATTCATCGTAGGGGCGGAGGGCGGCGAGGGGAAGGCCGGAATTGATTAAGTATCTCGTTGCGTCCATTAAGTGATCGTTTGCCTTTACTATCTTGCCCTTTTCATCCCGGCGGTAGATGCGAATCTCTGCAAGCCAATTGGTACAAGTTTTGAAGACTTTGAGGCGGCCAGTAGAGAGGCGGGTCCAGATACGATAGATGCCATCGTCTACTACATTACTGGCGGTGGTGATGTTTAAACCAAGTTCTCGATAAGAATCAATAAGTCTTGCGCCATCGGCTTGGCTGCGGCCCCGAGAAGCAGGATCGATTACTCCTGGTATCCATTTTCCTTTTGTCTTTACTGCCTCTGCATGAATTGGTGGTTCGGCCTCGCCACGGTAGTATTCAGCGTAGAGATAAAGGATATCGGTTTCCGTGTCTAGGGCGCCCCAAATTGCAGCGGTGCGGTTCCAACCAATGTCAAATCCATAAATGTGTTTGTAATAAGCTGGGATGATAAAAGGTTCGCAGGTAATGTCATCTTCATCTACGGGGTAGATTGCGCCGGCCCCGAGAGATGGAATACCTTTAGTCCGGGCGGCGCGTTCGTTGGGTAAGTAAGAAGCTTCGAGAGAAGACTTTGCTGCATCGTCTAGATGAGGAACGTCAAGCCAAGTAGCGAAGACTACATATTTACTCAAAATTATTCTCTTACAAATTCACCAAAAAGAATACTTGCCTTGGAATTATAAGCTGTAGCTGCAGTAAGTAATTTATTCATTGAGTCAAACTACCTTCAAGTCTTTGCCCGTTTGGCATGTAACTTAAGACTACCCCACTAAGTCCTTTTAATGGAGTAAATGTACAAATAACAAGTCCTGACGGTTGTCCTGGTACTGTACTCATTGTTCTAGTAAGCCCTTCGGTATAAATATTTTGTGGTGGTTCTTCGTCGAAGATCATTACATCAACTTTAGATGCCTGAAAGGACTCTCGACCTTGGTCATAGGATTTGAAGATGAGGCGCCAAGTTCGGCCGGAAGTATGCTTTACTGAAACTGTGTCGATAGCATCTGGGACGCCGGAGCGGGGCGTCATAGAAATTATTTTATCAGCGGGGATTAAACCAGTTCCAGATTCTCCAGGGCGGCCGAGAAAAGTTTGCTGAAGGCTTTCTCGTACTGCTTTACTATCCTCTCCACTAGCCCAAGAAGTACCACCTTCATAAAATCTTCGGCCTTCCCACCAAGGAGGATACCAGCCTGTCATATGACAAGTATCTTCGTAACATGCTGCTACCGTTTTACCAACACGATTAGCGGCGATAAAAGCACGTTCTTGGTGTTTGGCGCCGGCTGCAAAGAATTCTAAATGTTTTGGATACTTATGGCGGGAAAGTGGCCCGGTTTCAGGGAAGAGACGATACAGTAAAGTCTGTGATTGTACCTTCTGCTCTGCATCAACTACTGCAAGGAGTTTAGCCAGTTCTAGAGGAGGAAGGGCCGCAATTTGATCTTCTGTGAGGTTGAGGAATTCAATAGGAAGGGACATGATAGATTAACTATCAATAACAACATCAGTGACATTCCCATCAATTACCTTCATTTCAGATTCCTGAGAACGGTCAACGAGGAGGGAGATTTTGCGAAGAACATTACTGGCCTCATTGCGGCGTTCCTCATCATTCATGAGCATAATACGCGCCAACATGCTTTCGGCCGGATTTTGATTAACTTTTGGTGGGGCAACGCTGCGATCAAAAGCTTTGGTTTGAACTTCGAGTAAGTCTCTTACGGTAAAGCCACCGGGGTTTTCTTCGAGACGCTCGCGTAATTCCTCTGTTGCTGCCAGCCCTAAATCTTTCAACCTCTCTTGCACATCAAGAAAAATCGCCTGCTGTTGATTTTTGTAGAAGGCGACAAGTTCTTGGAAAGCGGGATCGGATTGGAGGATGGAGATGCGGGATTGGGAGTAGCCCATGATAAGGCTAATCTCTGTTCCCTTGCGGCCCTCAGCTACTAACTGCGCGAGGCGGTGGTGGGTACTGCGGATGCGTTGGAGTTGGCTTGGGGCAGAGTTGAGGGCGGTGGGGTTTACTAGTTCTTTTAGGTCATCTTCCGTAAGTTCTCGCGGCTCGCCAATAAAGAGGGGCGCGGAAGGCTTGCGGCCACCACGGGCGGGCGAGAGTTTGGCAGTGAGGATAGAGGTCAGGTCAGAGCTAGTCATGGTGTTATTGTAGCAAAATGGAGGGGCAGTGTCACTATATATGGTAGGGGAGGGGCGGATTTTCTACAAGGGAGAGTGTGCTTCAATGGGCTTAAATGGGCCTCACCGTGGGCGCCCCCAAGGGTAGAAGAGAGAAGCCCCTAGTAGTTCCGAGGCGGGGCGGGCACCATCTTCTTTTTCTATCAATTTTACCAATAGTAGTATTAATGGGCTTCAGATAAATGATTGGCCTAAAAAATAGGGAAAGTACCCTATACGCACCTATCACTACTGGTAGGGTATGTCCCCAAGGTGGGGGTCTTTCTTTACTTTGAATTAGAAATGTTTTTTGTGCCGGGAGGATTTTATTTCTCCCGGCACAAAAGGGTTTGTTTATTCCGCTGTCGGCTCCTCGATTTTTGCTTTGTTGAACTTGGGATTGGTAACGATTGTCACTGTGTCGTCATCGACTTGGCGG